AAATTGAGCATAAGTATAACCATCAGAATCAATAAATTTTACCCCCTCGTTTCGGTTAGTTCTTAAAACCATATAAAAACTTTCTAAACCTAAACTATTGTTCCAACTTGTACTACCAAATTTAATTTGGCTAGTTGTTGATAAGCCATCACCCATGTGGATGAAATGTGATGCACTAGGTACTTTAATAATGTCATCAAATGTACTTACACCATTAAAATAACTTGTTCCATTGTTATAAAAATCAAAACTTGTATTTGAAGAACCAACATATATGCCTGGTGCTTGTATATCACCATTAAATGTAACTGCATTTAAAACACTTGTAGCATTTGGATTTAAATAATAACTTGTATCATTACTATCATAAAATATTGTACCTCTAACATCGGCATCACATCTAATACCAACAGTTGTTGTAATTACATCACCATACACTCTTAATAAATGGTCAGCCGACCAATGACCTATACTAACAAAATTATTATTACTATTATTTGCTGTCCAATTATATCCTATATATCCAGCTTGTTTTGTTGTGCCCTCTTTACCAATAACCACAATATTTGTTTGACCGCTAGTCATATTAGCACCTAAAATTTCAGCACTATGTATAAAAGCAGATGAACTAGGATTATTAATTTCTAAAGATGGTGCAGAGGCCAAACCTGTACTAGATGTTTGTATTCTACCAGCTACATTTAAAGCTATACCAGTATTTGCAAAATCCCCATAATAAGCTGTATTGCCACTATCATAAAATATTGGTGCCCTATATGAACCCTCCTCTTTACTATAACCATTTTCTAATTTTTGTCTTATACTATTATGGCTCATTAAATACATTGCATGGCTAGTTACAGTACCAAATGTTGAGTATAATTGACCAGTATGTGTGTGCCACGATGCACGAACAGAATTAGCATCTTGTGCAACATCTATTCTAGCGTGTACATTGTCACTTACAATTAATCTAGCTCCCCAACCACCATCGTTTTGATTATATGTGCTACTGTCTCCAATAACTACTGTTTGCCTAACTTTTAATGAAACTGAACTTGAGTTTACAGATGAGAAACCTAAATTAGCATAATATGTTGTATCATCAGAATCGTAGTATATTGGTGCCCTCATATCTGAATAACTTGTTACTCTACCAAAATTATGGTCGGACCAGTTATTTGAACTTCCAGCTCTCCAATTCCAAGTTGTGGGTGTATGACCACTTGTGTTATTATTACAAGTTCTATAATTTATATCTATCGATGTAGCTTGAGCGCCAATCATTAATTCGCCACCATAACCTTTAAGTTCTAAAGTATCATAAGCATGGTTACGACCAATAGTTGCATCACCAGCTGGTGAACCACTATTAACAATACCATTATAATGTATAGTTTGTGCAGTTATACCCCCAGCAAAAGTTGCGTTACCACCACTTTCAATATTTAGTAAATCTGAAGAACCTGTTACACTTCTTATTTTAAATTTATTAGAATCATTACCAGCAACAATTATTTCATATTCTTGATTAGTGTTTGATAACATAAATCCTGGAAAACCAGTTTCTGCGTTACCAGTTGTTTTAACTCTAGGGCTTAATTGACCTGAAAATATTCCATTTCCTGTAAAAGTTGCAATATTAAAAGCACTTGTACCAGCACCATCAAAATAATAACTAGAATTATTTGTATCATAATATATAGGTGCATAAACATTATTGGTAAAACTGGCACCACCTGTAACACTAACACCTGTGTTTGTAGTTTCAAACTTTTTACTACCATTATACCATAAATCTACTTTTCCATTTGAGGTACAAGTAATCCAATTTTCATTTTGGGAATTGCTTTTAAAATTTAATGAAGCATCAGCTCGTATAAATAAACTTCCTTCGCCAACATCATCTATATAACTGTGTCCTCCATCGTGATATATTTGTAAATCTCCTGAGTTACCAAACTCAGCTTTTACATTATCTATAAATGCAATGTTTTTATTTGCTATTGTTTTAATAGCACCCCCATCTAATCTTAAATACTCGGTCAAAGAACCACCGCCATCATCTAAGTTAAATTTAATATCACCATCTGTTACAAATGAATTAAAAATTAAATCGCCTGTATTAATTCTAAATAGTGTATTTGTTTGATTATGATATGCTTTAAAATCTGAGCCACTACCCAAAATTAATTCATCATTATCTTGTATAATTAGATTATTAGAGCCAGATGTATTACCAACAGCTAAAACAGCACTTAATGCTGGTGTTGTAACAGTAGGTGTATTATCATCAACATATTTTTTTGTAGCAAAATTTAAATCAGATGTTGGTGCAATACCAGTTACTAAGCCAGTAAATGTTGCTGTTGTGCCACTTATATTATTATCTACCTCAAGTTGATTTTCAATTATTGTTTTTTCAAATAAATGTACAGTATTAGTAGTGTCTTCTGTAAACCTCATAAACTCTGCACCACCAGTAAAAAACCTCAATCTATCATCAATATCCTCATTAATATATGTATGGCTACCACCACCAAATTTTAATTTTTTAGAAACTGCTATACTTACATCATCACTAAAAGTTCCAGTTGTACCAGATATTGTACCACCAGTTACATTACCCTCTAAATTAGCGACTAAAGTACCAGTAACAGTTGTTGCAAATGTATTGCCTGGCTCAACAGTTCCAAAACCTAAATTAAATTTTGGCGTTGCAATACCAGTTGATGCATCATAAGCCATTCCAACATACTTAGTACCAGTAGATACTATTTTACCATACCAGCCAATGTCTTTTGTATTAGCTGTATTGCCTTTGGCCATTTCAATCATATTATCACCAATAGCAATAATTGTTGAATCAATAATTGTAGTTGTACCATTTACTGTTAAATCACCAGCAATAATTAAATTACCACCAATTTTAGCGTTTGCACTTGTTTGAAATTGATATGTTGGAGTTACACCAATACCTAATCTAGTAGTCGATAAATAAACAGCGGATGCATTACCAAGGCCATCGCTTAGTAGTTTTGCAGTTCCAGTTAAATTTGTATTATCGCCTATTTTTAGGATTGCATTATAAGTATCTTGAACCCTTAAGCCAGTAAATGTAGTAGCCATATATTTATTTTAAACTACAAATTTAAGCAATTTTAGCTACCTTGATTTTCCTTGACCCCTAGATTTTTTCTTATAACCATTTTGACTTTTGGATGCGTTTTTAGAATGAACACCTGGCCGCCTTTTTTTATGCTTTTTTCTGTAATTGTTTACTATGTTTTTAGCCATTGTTAAATTTAGCTTTATATAGTTTATTAATTAAAATTTTAAATAATACTATAACCAAAATTAATGTAAATATATTTGGATGTGATTCCCCACAAAATCCAAAAATGTGTTTTATAGTTTCCATTGTTTATTTATTTTTTATTGCTAGTAATTATATTTGCACCCTTTTCAAATGTACGCCCACCAAAAAATGAAAATACAACTGCTAACATAACCTTTTCAAAAGTATCATTCCATAATGAATTAATTTGAAAATCTATTGAATTTACACTATCTAAAATACCAGCTAATGAAAAAACTACTATGCACCACACTAATACTAATGGGCGTACATTTTTACTTAGCCAACCTGAGTTTACACTATTCATGTCAGCTTTCCATCTGTCAGTAACAGAATCCATCTCTTTATTTTGTTGGTCGTAAATTAATTGCTGTAATTTTATTTTGTCATCAGTAGATATTTTTGATTTGCTTATTTCAGCTAATGCATCTTGCGGTGAACTTACACCACTTAATACTTTGCCTAATGTTGGGTTTATCATTGATGCCGCACCAAATAATAATTTACCAACAGTAGTTTCTTTGAATTTTTTTTTATTACTCATTATTATAAAATTTAAAATGCATTACAAATAAAATTAAATATAAATTAAATTCTGTCCAGTCATTAAAGTCATCTGCTGGATAGTAGCTAAACCCTAATAATGGTCCAGTTGTTAATTTTTCTACTATTGCAAACTCCCAGTTCATTTAACTATTTGTAATATCTATATATTTAGTTTTACCCTTGTCTCTAACCGCTTTTAATATGCGGTTTCTATTAACTGAATCACTTACATAACTAACATGGACCCAGTCAGGATTTGTACTATCACCAAACTCCCATATCATTTGGTCAAAGTTTAAATTTTCTTTTATATAATTAAACATTTCAGCATTTGTTTTATGACCATAGATGTCATCAATATCCATTGCATATCCAAAACAATGTTGCGAGGTTTGTTTGCCATTTTTTGATGCACCGCCAATGGCTTTATTAAGTGCCTCAGACCTATAAAAAGAATTTATCTTTATTGGACCACCAACCCATTTTCTAAGCGGCTCAAATATGTTTTCCGCAACTGCTTTCATATTAGATAAAATGTTGCCATCTGGTGTATTTGCAAGTCCTAATCGCATTGCTGTAATACTTTTAGTAGCTTCTTTTTCAGAAATGTGTTTACTAATCATAATTTATTTTTAGTTTGTTGTTGCCCTTCTAGGTTTTGTGCCTTCTAGCATTATTTCATTAATTCTTTGCTGTATTTCATCTTTTGTAGCTGTAATTTTGAAACTTAAATCAGCTTTCCATTGGCCTCGAGGTTTACCATTTTTATCAAGTAAAATAATTATTGGCACAGATTTAATCTGAGACCTTAATGAGGGTGCCTGGTCCTCTAATAATGCAAATTTAACTTTTGCATTTTCAATACCTCTTAAATTAAAATTATTTGATACATTCCAACTAGCGTTAATATGCATCAATGTTAAATCTTGAGCTTTAACACAAACCGCAACCAATACAAATATCACACATAATATAAATTTTTTCATCTTTTTTTATAAACTTTATCTTCTAAATCTTTTATTGCTTCTTTATTTTCCTCAACATCCTCTTTTATGTTTTCTGTTAATTTATCAATTTGAACAATGTTAGTTCTAATTAATTCATCTTTAAATTTAAACTCCATTTGTTGTACAAATTCATCACCAGAAAAATTATCAATTTTATTTTGTAAATCAGTTATATCGCCTTGTAATGTAAACCACATACTAGCTAGTGAAATTGTACCAGCAATGATAATTCCGATTGTTTTTAAATCTAGTTGTACGTTAGTATCTTCACTAATTTTTGTCGCCATCTTGTTTTTTACTTTTTATTTTTTGTATTGTATATATTATAGTTGCAATAAGCAAAACTATTCGCAAAGTTACTTCAATATTTGTTAATGATAAACCTAGTGCAATTGTATTAAATAAATATATTTTCATGTCTTGTAATGCCATTTTTTTAATTTGTTTGTTCAACTTTATTTGATAATTCTAATATTGCCCTAAAATATGTATGGTCTGTTAAATCCTCTTGTAAATATGTTACGCCAGAATTTTGAACCGCATAACAATTAAAATTATTAGATGTTAAATCAAATGCACTTTGATTTTTACTTATAATTAAATTCATTATATCACTCATGATTGTATTAGCTTGTAAATCACCACCTGTTGTACTTTGAAATCTAGTAACAACCTCAATTCTAGTAATACATTCAACATTATATTTTGTTTGGTTATCATCAATAGCATTTGTTGATAAACCATAAACTCTCACATAAGGGAATGATACATTATTAGGCACTCTGTTATAAAATGGCACATTTGCACCATTATAACTTATATTACCACCGCAAGTTGTAATTATTTTTTGTCTTATAAATTTTATAGGGTCTTTCATTATTTTGTTGCTTTTTTTAGCTCTTGTTCTAATTTTTGTAATAATTCATAAAAACCCTCTCTAACAGAATTAAAAAAATATGGTTGTGGCTTCATTGTAACCTCTCTTTTACCTTGGCCACTAAACATAGCTTTTATCATTGATGCACTTATACCTAGTTCCTCAGCATCATTAGTATTTATGGCACCACCAGTACCAAACTCAATATAAGGTGCATATTTTGCAGTCGCTTCAACATACGCTTTATTCTTTTGTGAACCAAAGCTAATTGATTGTTTTAAATTACCAGTATCAACAGGAACTTTTTTAACAGCTTTTGATACTATGTTAGCGGCTGTATAACCTATTTGACTACTTAGTTTTTGTTCGCTAATTTTTTTAAGTTTTTTTAACTTTTTATTTAGCAAAACTAAATCACTACTATTTATTTTAACACCAGCTTTTGCCATTATTCAATTTTAATTCCTATTATTTTTGTATAATTTTTATATTCACTTTCGTAAATATCATTTATTCTGTAATCCTCATCAACGCCATCTATTTGAAAAAACCACTCTTGACCACCAATATTAGCATCAATAAAATCTATTGTATCAGCTCGGCATATTAATTCAACCTCAGTCCTGGTTTGTCTTTGGCCATCTGTTGATGTTCTTAATCCTTTGACTTGTTTGTACTTAGCCCAAATATCAATATAATTAGTAACAGAATTGGTCCAACCGCCAAAATTATCAGATACATTAGTTAATTTTTTTATCTGTATTCTAGTATTTAGTTTACCTATATTCATTATAAAAACATTGCTTTATATGAATTTAAAATATCCCTTGTATCGGTTGGTATTAAATCAGATGCATTGTTTTCATCACCAGAATTAAAATCAACTCTATTTTCATAATATGTTGTGGCTAGTTGCAATATAGCTTGTTGTAATAAAGAATCATTAAGACCAGCAGTAATATATACAACAGTTACTTTTTTAGCATAACCATTATCCAGCTCAATAGTTTCTTTGTCTAAACCAACATTTGTATGTGTTAATGCAACGCCATCAGCATGAATACTAGATATTGATGCAACTGGCCCAAATGGTATTGTAAATGTACCGCTGGTTTCATCTAAATAATAGCTTCTATTTTTTGCAACAATATCCCTTGAAATATAATTCTCACACCATATCCTAGCTTGAGTTATTTGCCTTGCAATAATCGCATCATCAGCTGTTGTATCTATTTTTGCAAATAGTTTTAAATCAGCGGATGTAACAATTTCCGACCCAGTAGTTGAATTAATCTTTACTTGCCTCATTTTTGGTTTCTTTAGATTTTAATTTTAGTTCTTTAGTTTCTTTTTTTGGCTTAGCTTCTTTTTTAACAATAGCTTCACCCCATCCTTTAGAAATCCATTTACTTGAATTAAGTTCGTTAATTTCAATTATATCACCCTCATTGTAATTACGACCCTCTTTACTAATTGGTATTAAAAGTTTTATTTTCATGATATTAATTTTATGTAAAGATAAAAAAAAAGTGCCACTAGGTTTTTAATCTAATGGCACATCAAACTTATTTATGAAATCAATGCAAAGTTATTAAAATTTTCTTTATACTTTCCATTGATATTTATTTTCAAACAAGATTGACCTAAGTTTGGAATTATAAAAAAACCATTATTACCCTCATCCCACAATGCAAAGAAATCAACATATTTTTTCTCATAGGATGGCAAACCTGTACGCCTTAATGTTATTTGTATGCTGTTTTTATGTCTCCGCCTATCTTTGCCTAAATACTTAATTTGTATTTTAAACATAATACCATCTTTTTCAAGAATACAGTCATAATAACTTGAACCTATTAAGGGAGTTGATACGTTGTAACCATGTTGAATGGCAATTGCCGCAAAATGACATTCCGCAAAACAACCCTTTTGGTTATGGTTCATAAAAAAGAATATATAAAAAAAACCAGCTAAATTAATAACTGGCTTTTTAACATTCCAAGATTTCAAACAAAACAACAATTACAAAAATTTATCCTCGGAATGTACTATTTTATGAATATCATTAGCTAATTTATATATCCTTATTTTTTTTATAGGTGGCAAATTATCCCATGTCTTACGCTCAATAGAACCTTGTATCATGTCATCAATATGTATCATTTTTTTACTGCTCATTTGTCAATATTGAAACGCCAAAAACACATAGTATTGTGGCTGTTAAAAAGTC